AATTTAGACAGGTTACGTATTGCTTTTGGGTCATGAAATGGAACCTGCATATCCGAAACCACGACCACTTTTCTCATCAGTCGTCGTCCTCGAGTTCATCCGGATCTATGCTGCCAATTTTTTCTATTGGCTTGGCTGGTAAAATCCAATCTGGATAAGCTTCTTTGTCCATAATTAAACCAAGGGCGATATCGGTATGAAATCCGGCACGTCGTAGCGCACGATACATTTCGTGCAAACTAATTGCCCAAGCGTCGAGTGCATTATAAGTATCTAGATCGATAATCTTTCGTTTGCCAGCCATAGCATAAGTCTAGAATCTAGTCAATCAATTTTTGGTATAACGCGTCTAAGCGCGCTTCAATCCGATTCACTTGATCTTTTAAGCTTGAACCGCCATTGGGTTGTAGTTCCCGCATGATTGAACGTACGACAAGCTTCATTACAGAATAGACGGCGGCGATTACCGTAAAGGCACCGGTAATCACCACCGCCCATGCGTCCGGAGTCACTTCCCCTTGATCCCGAAACTGGCGTCATCTGGATTGAGCCAACGCAAGATTACAGGCAATACGGCAGCTGCGCCAGCGCCCAAAATTGCTTTTGGATCCGTGACGCCCGCGAGATAAACGGCGATGCAAGATGCAAGGAATGAACGTCCCCACGATGCGGCCATTTCTTTAAATGATTTCATTTTTTACCCTTTCGTGCTTTTTTGGCTGGCATTGGTGCTACTTCGATGACTGGATATTCGCCTTTATATGGAATATATTTTGGACGTCCATATCCAACAATTTCTTTATCCGTGCGAACCTTGAGCAAGACCATTCCGCCGTTGCGTTGATCTCCGCCCCGCGAAGTATTGCCTTCGACGGTTAAAACATTGGATCCATCAAATCCCACAACAATTCCAACATGGCTAATTCGATCCACACCGTCATGTGGGAAATCCATAAACGCAAAATCACCGCGTTCAGGCTTTTCATGCCAGCGTGAGATTTCCTTAAATTTATGTGCGCCTAGGGCTGTACCAACAACGCTGTGAACCTTGACGCCAGCTTGAGCCAATACCCAATTACAAAATGATCCACACCAAGGCAAACCATCGGCCTTCATGAATTTGCCATATTTCGTAATGTTCTCAGGTTCCTCGATTGTTCCTTGCTCTTTTAAAGCAATATCAATCGCCAAAGCTGCCGTGCCGATTGGATATGTCATCCTTGATGGGCAATCACTACTGATCGGGCTTTGACTTCATCTTTTTTCGCGATGTTAAGCCATAAGATTCCATTGTCGTCAACGGTTACGGCATCTTTGTCATCGCCTATGGCGACATTTTGCGCTCTTAATTCATCACGCAATTTGGCTCCATCAAGATTTTCAGGTTTGGTAAATTCAATCATTTATTAGGCTCCTAACCATTGGCATTGAAAAACTTCACCAGCATATTGCGCTACAGTTAAATTTGCGCCCGAAGTTTGATAAATTCGATAATCTACATAATCTCCAACAGCCAAATCCATAATCACCGAAAGATTTATTGTTGGATAGGTTGATGCTCCCGGAGTTGATTCAGTTTGTGCAAAAATTGTTCCATTTTTGTATACAGCTGCTGAGCGCCGACCAGTTGCACCAAGAGGATCACATGAAATCGCTCCGATGATTAAATATTTTCCCGCTTTTCCGCTAGGAATAGTAATTCGTCCCGTATTTGTAGAAGTGCTGTGATAACCATCTGTATCAAAATACTCAGAATTCCAAGTGACAACTGTCGCTGTAGCATTTGGAATAGTTACACCAGCGGTACTATAAACCGAACATCCAACAAAAGTTGGTGTTGAACTTGCTGTCGCCCATTTCATTCCGGTAGAAGCTGTTGAATCAGCTGTTAAGACTTGTCCATTTGTACCAACAGCCAAACGGTCAAAAGCATCTGCACCAGTACCAGCAATCAAATCTCCTTTTGCATCAATTGCCGTTGCCATTGAATTTGTGATTGTGACGGTGCCAGAAGTTCCACCGCCGGAAATACCTGTACCAGCTGTGACGCCTGAAATATCTCCTGCGTCTGTAACCCAAGTAAAATCCATGTCTGTATTTGAATTTTTGGATAAAACTTGTCCCGTAGTACCGCCCTTGAGTTTAACCATTGAAGTATCAATGTTGGATCCAAGTGTCGCAATTGCTGTTGCGCCGTCTTTTACTAAATCCGTCGATTGCGGAATTGTCCAACCAAAATTTGTGGTCGTCGTTGCCATATTGTCTCCTTAGTTCACAATAAACGCTTTATCCCAGATAAGTGTATTTGATAGTGTATTCCACGCCTCGCTGACACTCACATCTGACCACTTCATGGCTTGAAGTGAAAACTCAATTGGCGATAGGTACATTGACAAAGTCAAGGAATTGACGCCAGCCTGAAATTGCCATCCTTCAACAAAACCTTGGAAACGCTCGCCCATATTTGACGGCAAATCGTTGATAGTAACTGGCATACCCATGAAAACGTTAAGCATATTATTGCGATCGGAATTGTCGATTTCTGGTGACCCGAGTGGAAATGAGATTTGATTGAAATTTGCCCGCGGCCAAGCTCTCAAAGTAAGGTAGAAATTGGCCTGTGAAGTCGCATCAGCTGCATTTTCTAAACTGGTCGCGATTGATTGAGCCAAAGTCCCATATTCAGCAATTGAATTTGTATCCGACGCCGAAACTTGAGCGTTGGCTTTATATGACAAAGTAATGTTATTTCTGACGTCTCCAGCCCTAAGAGCCGTCTCCAGCCCGCCAGCAAAAGCATCATTGGCCGAAAGATCCACATAACCATTTGCTGCCAAATAAGTGGATCGATGAGTGCTGTCCGCATAGCTGATTTGACCCGAAGCATTTTCATATAAATATCCAAGGCCTGATGTAGCCAAGGCCGCTACCAAGGAATAAACATCGGTCGTTGAAGCTGATCTAGCCGTAAGTTCGTAATTTCCCGGCCGATCAATTTCCCCTAATCCACTATTTTCAGCATTTGCCCATGTAACCGTTGGATCATAATTTGCCCAAGATAAAGCAGACGGAACCTGATTCCATCGTCCAAATAAGATCGGCTCTAAAATAGAATAAATTTGAGTACCGTCAAAAGCTTTAGTCAAGACTCCATTTGTAAGTACCTTAGGAAGCCTTGCAAGCGCCCCTACGGCCACAATCTGAACGGTTTGAGTCATTCCTATAGACCCACCAGATTGAACGCCTACGATGACGTCTGTGATGGATCCACCAAATAAGGCTACATTGACGCCACTTGTATTTTTGACATAAACAGTCACGGATGAGTTGACTCCCACTGGAATGAAAGAATCATCAAAATTGATTAGCGTAAGATTGCAATATCCCGCGACCGCTTGGCTGTAAATATCCGTACGACCGGACGCAATCGTCAAATTAGCTAGGGTGACGTCTTTGTATTCGACATTGTCGATTTTGACGCTCCAAATTGGCGACCAAATACTCATGCGAAAGTGAACCTGTTCGCGCCTAGTGTTCCCCGAGCATTTGAGCGATTGAGAATGTCTACAATCGCTCGGGCTGTACCTTCAGGATCGATTGCTCCATTGACCGTGACATTGATTGTGCTACCAGCTCCATTTGGGACGATTGTTCCATTGGTACGTGGGACAAACATTTCAGCTCCATTTTCACCCACGACATAAGATTTTCCAGCTGTGACAGATCCACCAGCTGCGCGGAAGCCGCCAAAAGCGGAATCAATAACATTACCAATTCCTCGAACTATTGGATTGTTTCGAACCAAATCAATAAGATTTCGAATGACGCCAATCACTTTACTCACAACATTGAAAACTTTTTCAAATCCGGATATAAGGTCGCCAATAACATCCAAAACCGCTCCAATAGCCAGGCCAATTCCTTGGATAGCGATTTTCAACACGCCGCCCAAAAGTGGAGCGACGTATTTGCTCAGGAAATCAAAAAGTGTTTGGAATTGATCTTTATTATCTGCTACCGCATCTCGAATTACATTAAAAGCAAATTTAATTCCATCCAGCACCGGTAAAAAGATTTTTTTGGCGATATTAATAATATTTGTAAAAGATTGAGTCAATCCCTCTTTGCCACCCATAGCATCAATAAAGGTCTGAACCGCTGGTACGACGTTATTGACAACAAAATCAATCATCGGAGTAATTGCATCAAGTACAAAGGATCCGACGGTTTCTTTACCTTCATCGAAAGCTACTTTAAGACGTGCCATCTTGCCTTCAAATGTGTCTGCTTGTGCAGCTGCTTGGCCGCCAAAAGTATTCGCTAATTGCTTCGTGATTTCGTCCATTGACATGGTTTTAAGCTGTGCGGATGTGAGTCCTACGCCTAATTTTGCAAGAGCCGCTGTATTGCCCTCTTGAGCCTTAGCCATAGCGTTTGTAACAGCTTCAAGTGATTTACCAGATCCAGCCGACACATCGAGTGCAACAGATTGAAGTTTTAGGGCAGCATCAGAATCTTTTGTCGCTCTAACAAGGCGTTCAAAACTCGGACGAAGCTCATCGTCGGTTTTTCCTGTTAAAAGAGAAGTCCTGAGAATCTGATCCTCGACGGCTTTGACTTGTGCCTCGGTTGCGCCTGTAACATTTTCTAAGGTAAGGCGTAATTTTTCTTGAGCCGCTTCATCTGCAATTGCCGATTCAACGCCTTGCTTGAGTAATACAGCTCCATAGGCTAAAGCTGCCGCTCCCGCAGCTGCAAAGGCTGCTCCGGCAATTTTGCCAAATTTACCCATACGATCGCCAAAGGATGTGACTTCATTTTCGGCGCCTTTTACGCCACGTTTTAATTCATCGAAATCAGCATCGAACGTTATCTTTACTTTTGGAATACCAGCCATTAATCAAGCCTCAATTTCTTAACAACATCCTGAACCATTTGTGCATATTCTCTCGCAACTATTGGCGTGTAATAGTCAACGGCAGG